CAAAATCAAAATCAAAATCAAACTAAAAATCAAACTAATACAAATATTTTAAATAATATTTCAAATAACAATAATAAAACAAATGTTAATTCCTTGATTGAATCTATAGCAACAACATGTGCATTACATGCAAATGAAAATAATATAACATTAGATGATATTTTAAATTTATGGGATGGAATAAGAGAAACTCCAGGACGTATTATGTTTATTTCTTCAAATCATTATAACAAGTTAGATGATGCACTAATAAGACCAGGACGTATTGATATTACTATGGAACTTTCTTAGGCATCTAGAAAAATTATTGATCAAATGTATAATCATTTGTTCAAAAAAAAAATTGATATTAATGAATTAAATAAAATAAATGATAGATTTTATACTCCAGCAGAAATTATTAATATTTATATTAATGAAGAACAAGATTCTGATAAATTTATTAAACGATTACAAATGAATGTACGTGTTTAGAAAAAAAACCCTTTGTTTTTTTTAGTTTTATTGTTTTTATTTGTTTTATTTTTATTTGTTTTATTTGTTTTATTGTTTTTATTTGTTTTATTTTTATTTGTTTTATTTTTAGTTGTTAGTTTGTCTGTTGGTCTATATCGTAAAAACCATTCTTCATATTCTTGACTATTTTGCTTACCCTTTAATTCAGTATATTTTGCAGCTTTTTCTGCACGCATTTCTTCTAGTGTTTCTTGATGCCCGATGCATTCTAAACTAAATCGTTTTAACAATCCTTTTTGAGCTAATCTATTTTTTTCTTGTACTTCAAATAAATAATTTGACATACATAATATACGATCCTTATCATAATATGGTCTATCAGCATATAAGAAAGCTAAATAAAATGATAACATTGTATCAATTGTTGCTATTTTTACGTCATAACCATGTTCTTTAATTATATTATAACTGTGACATGCTAATGGTTCGTAAATAAAGGCAACTGTATCATTTTTCACCTTAATTTCATAATGTGGTGCAATAATTTCTCCAACTCCGGGTCTTTGAATTATTTTAACATCATTAATTCCAATATCTGATAAACGTTCTTTCACAATTTCTGCTGTAATTAATGGTTCTTCTGTTAATACATCAAAATCAGGAATCTTTTGTAACTTCTTTTGTAAATTTTTAGGCATGTATTGTGAATACAAAGATAATGCATATCCTCCAAAAAATACAACACCTTGATCTATTAAAGTTTTTTGAATATTATCATATATATTGGTTATTTCTTTTTGATTTGCATCAGACATTGCACGTTGGAAATCAACCTTAAAACAATTTGAGTTATTTAAAGGATAATTCTTATTTAAAAGTGTTAATCGTTTCAATACTTTTTCCCATCGTGAAACATCACCTGCTGGTCTAGAAAGTTCTAAATACATACCCATTCGAAGCAAATTAGGAGGTGCATATAGAATTCCTCCAACCCGAACAGCATCTTTCCTTATGGCATTGAATAATACTTTTGGTAAATATGTAATATCAGCTATAGGAATAAAATTAACAAATACTTTGTATGTTCCATGATGTTGTCCAGACTTTCCTTCAACTTCAATAAAACCTTCTTTAACATATAAATCAACTAACTCTTTTGCATCATTTAACGCATTTGGACTATAAAAATCATAGTCAGGAATTTCTACATCCTTATTATAAAATTGATCATATTTTGGCAATAATGCATTGATTGCAGTTCCTCCATATGCTATTACACCTTTTAGTTTCATAAAATTTTCTAAAATGCTTATCATGCGTTTAATATCAGGTGAACTCACAACTTTTTGTCCTTGTATTTCTTCAGCTTTATCAACTGATTGACGCAAAATAGCTAATTCACAATCATTAAATGTTAAATTGCTACATATTCCTTTATCTTTATTTTTATTTTTATCCTGGTGTTTATAATGTTTCATTTATTTTTATATATTATATTCATAAAATAATATATAATTTTTTATTATTTTTCTAAAATCTTATGTGTTATATATCAAATTTATAAAAATCTGATTCTACTTTTCTAGTAGCATAAGATAATTGTGGATTTTGAGGTGCAGGTAATTCAATTTCAACAGGTTTATAACGTAAATTCTCCGGTTTTAAAACAAATGCACTATTTGCTTCATCAAAAAATATATCATTTTCTTCTATATTTATATCAATTACTTGATAACGCATTGCCAACATTTGGCACCCCATTTCACGCATTAAAACAGAACTAGGATTTGCTGGAGCTGATCCCTTATCTGGCATTCCTATTGTCATATTTAACTTATTATATTCTATAAGCTCGTTCATATCTGGTGTATAGGCAATATCATAATAATTTAATGCACGCATGAACACTGAATTGCTTGTCATATTAACATATTCATAAAATTCTTGTGATTCCATAAAGGAATCATTGTTTTTATCAACAATAATAATAACTTTACCCATTAATTCAGGTAACTTGACATTTCCTAGATTTTTACCTTGATACTCATAACTATATTCTTTTCCTAAAAGAATACTAGAATAACTTTCTAAAATCTTCGCCATGTTTTTATACATATTTTGGTTTGAACTTTTAAAACGTAAATGTAAAATTATTGGATCTCCTGGGTTAGGTGCAGTAGATTGAGCAAATGCATAATTATTTAGTATTTGCATTATATCTGCAAATTTAATATAATTAAATGTTTCCTTAATAAAATAACTATCTCCAACTGATGTAGCTACTGCTGGAACATCATCATCTACAGAAAATATCTCAAAATCTAATCCTCTAACACCTTGTTTAAGAATATTTGTTAAAATACATGTATCAACATAATCATTTTTATAATCACCTCCACTGCAAGCATTGTAAGCAGATTTAATGTAATAGTCCTTCAAAGTATATTGAAAACGTGGCATATGTGGCCTAATAGACGTAACTTTACCATTTAGGTCGCCATATAATTCAGTCATATTACTACATTCATTTCTTTGCAAATTTCTGTAATAAATTGCATAATATATAGTAACAGCTAATACAAGTAAAATCAAAATACTTATAATAAATGTAGAAGATGATGATTTCATTTTATTAAGTGTTTGTGTAATAGTATTATCAGACATATTTATAATATATAAATAAAATTTATTTGTATTAAAATTTATTTGTATGTAAATAATATTTGTTTGTAAATAATATTTGTATGTAAATAATATTTGTTTGTAATTATTAGTTAAAAAAATAATACAATCTATATATAACTATGGGTGGAGGCTTACTAAATCTTGTCTCACAAGGACAACAAAATATTGTTCTAAATGGTAATCCAACTAAATCATTCTTTAAATCTAGTTATCATCAATATACAAACTTTGGTTTACAACAATTTCGTGTTGATTTTGAAGGGGCCAAAACATTGCGTTTATCAGAAGAATCTACATTTACATTTAAAATACCACGCTATGCTGATTTATTAATGGATTGTTATTTATCTGTTGCACTACCTAACATATGGAGTCCCATTTTGCCACCACAGCAGATTACTCCTGAAACTACTTCTCAAGGACTAGGAAATATTGAACAATGGGCTCCTTATGAATTTAAATGGATTGAAAATATTGGAGTAAAAATGATATCAAAAATATCTATTACATGTGGAAATTATACTCTTCAAGAATATTCAGGAGATTATTTATTGGCTGCTATGCAGCGTGATTTTTCAAATACAAAAAAAGATTTATTTAATAATATGACTGGTCAAATACCTGAATTAGTTGACCCAGCTAATGCAAATGGTCGTATAAACTCATATCCAAATGCATATTATACTCCAGATTTAGCGGGTCCTGAACCGTCAATTAATGGAAAAGTATTATATATTCCTTTAAATAACTGGTTTTCGTTAAAAACCCAAATGGCCTTTCCTTTAGTATCATTGCAATATAATGAATTACATATAAATATTACATTAAGGCCAATTAATCAGTTATGTGTTATACGTGATGTATTTGATGCAACTAATAATTATCCTTATATTGCACCTAATTTTAACCAATGGTATCAACAATTTTATCGTTTTTTACAACCTCCTCCTGATGTATGTATTGGAATTGATTCTTATTATGACCAACGTACATTATGGAATGCAGACATACATTTAAATTGTACATATTGTTTCTTAGCAAATGAAGAGCAACTTTTATTTGCATCTTATGAACAAAAATATTTATTTAAACAAGTTAGAGAACAAGTATTTATGAATGTAACTGGTCCAAATAAAATAAATTTAGATTCACTTGGTATGGTTTCAAGTTGGTTATTCTATTTCCAACGAAGTGATGCTAATTTACGCAATGAATGGTCTAACTACACTAATTGGCCTTATAATTATTTGCCAGTAAATGCAACACAAGCTCCAACATCTGGAACATATTTGATTTATAGAAGTGGGTCATCTGGACTAGAACCTGTTAAGATTGGACCGGGTGTTAATCCAGATGGAACTCTAACTGGTTTGCTTATAACACAACCATATAATCCGCAAAACCAAAAATATATACTAGTTGCTATGGGTATATTATTTGATGGTTCATACAGAGAAAATATACAGCCTGCCGGTGTTTACGATTTTATTGAAAAATATGTGAGGACAACTGGAAATGCCCAACAAGGTTTATATTGTTATAACTTTTGTGTTCATTCAAATAATGGAGACTTGCAGCCATCAGGAGCTCAAAATATGAGTATATTTTCACAAATAGAACTAGAATTCACCACTATTATACCTCCTTTAGACCCTTTAGCACAAAGTTTGACTATTTGCGATCCAGAAACAGGAACAGTTATCGGAATAAATAAACCAACATGGAGAATATATGATTATAATTTTAATTTACATTTGTTTGAAGAGCGTATAAATGTTATCAATTTTGTTGGAGGAAATGTAGGACTTTTATATGCCACATAAACTCGGCTTTAAGTTCATTATTTATATATTATATTTTTTAACTTAAAAAAAATATAATATTTACTATTTCTTTAAGTTGATAATTTATATATTATATTTTTAACTATGTACATTCTTCTCCGAAAAATGGAGCGAAGTTCATGGAATTCAACCTCAAAAAGACGCGTTCGAATACATACGAAAATACACCCGAAACAATATTAGTGATTGATGGTTCTCCCTATGATAAAAAATTGAAATGCTTTTTTATCATGGATAAAAGAAAGTAGAATGAAATGAATGAAAGATGTTTGCGAATACTAGAAATATTTACAAGTTGCGCGATTGGGTGGATAATTTGGACGAGGAGGCGTATGAACGATGTTTGATTATCTCTATTTGGGCGTTGAATCCGAATGTGCTTACGGACGAAGAAATATTGTCGGTGGTGTTTGATGACTCGATCACTGGATTTAGGTACATAGACGAACACTTGTATTTTCGAAATCCCCTGTTTTGGGTTCAGCATACGCAAACTTTGTCGGTCGATAATTATCTCTATATGGACAAGTTGGCTAGATATGGTTCTTGGCCATTGGTACAACAACATATAAGTAAATTAAGTTGGCTTATGGTGTCAATCAATCCGAACGCAATTTCGATACTGGAAAAAAAATTGGATGAAATAAGCTGGAATATGAGTTTTATCGAACAAGCATTCCTGTCTTCGAATCCAGGCGCAGTTCATTTGTTAGAAAAAAGACTCGATAAAATAGACTGGGCTACATTTTCCGCAAATCCATGTGCCATTGATGTATTGGAAAAAAATCCAGAGAAAATATGCTGGAGTATGTTTTCCTTCAATTCACATCCTCGTGCGATTGCCCTGTTGGAGAAAAACTTGGACAAAATAGATTGGATGAAACTATCTTCAAACCCTTCTGCAATTTCCATACTGGAAAAACATACAGACAAAATATATTGGCCTACTTTATCCTCCAACGCAAACGCTATTGACATTCTAGAAAGAAATGTCGAAAAAATAGACTGGAAGGAATTATCACTCAACACCAACTTATTCACTTATGATTACTCACAAATGAGAGAAAACATGCACTCGTCCCATCTCGCAGAAGAAATCATACAAAAAGCACTATGCCCAAAAAGATTAAACGCCATTTGCCAACAATACAACCTCGATCTAGAAACACTCTTTGAAATTTATTACTCATAAAAAAGCATTTCTAAATATTATATTTAAGTTCATTATTTGTATATTGTATTTTTTTAACTTAAAGAACTACACAATTTGTTAGTTTGAATTAGAAAATGGAATTCTAATAGGTTTTGTTTTATTTTTTTTATTTTTTTTATTTTTTTTATTTATAAAATAATCTAATGAACCATAATTTATTGGTTGACTTTTATTTTGTTCTAATAAAATTTGCTTTATTTTATAATAAAAATTTGTAACTTCTTCTATATTATTTATTTCCTCTTCTTTTTCTTCTTTTTCTTCTTCTTTAGCCTCTATACCCACACCGACAGTAACAAATCCCATGGCACCATTCAAATGGAAATTCTTCTTCAAAACTATTATTATTATCATTGTTATCATTGTTACTAACAATTAAATTAGAAGAAAAAGAAGACAAATTTTTATTCAAATTATTAGACATTATATATTTTATTTAGATTTTATTTTATTTTATTTTATTTTATTTTTCACATATTAGTTGGTATATTTCCAGGCAATGGCACTGTCTCGTAAAATAATCCGGTTATTGATAAACGCGTTGGATATATTGGTTTTATAGTTTTCTCAAAAGAATTCAAAGGCGGAATATTTTCTTCACGTTTATTGTATAACTCTAATCCTTTATTAAAACTTTTTTCCCATGTATCTACACCTCTATATGGATTACCTATTTCTGTATTATATGATCCCGGATATGCTTCTTCAAAGTCATTTAGATGACCATTGTATCCACTTGTTAAATTACTGTAATTTAACCCTTGAGATCCCGTTAGTTTACCACTTGCTTCTGATGATAATGCATTTATATTATAAATTGTATTAGGACTTGTTTGAAAATGTGGTCTACAACCTTTACAGTCCACATCAGAAAGACATTGCTCACCTGTCTTAAGACATTTTCCTGTTGGACCACAAAAGTTACTACAACTAACAGGATCATTTATAGGTAAATTAACTGTATGACTATATTCTGGTGAATTACTATCGATATTCGAATTCAAATTTAAAAAATGTTCTTTATTATTACAATTACAACCCACTCTATATTTTATAATATTATTTGACATTTCGAAAATAATATAAACTAACAAAATAGAAAATAATAAATATATTACTATGTTTTGGTCCATATATTATTTAATTATAAAAAATTTAATATATATTTATTATAGTTAATGTCAGAATCAGATTTAGACGAAGAAGAAAAAGGTAAACCTTATTGGGCTAATTTTGGTGTTGGAATAGCATTTTGCTTTGGATATATTATTTGCATTATGACACTAGCATCTTTAGTTATTTATACAATTAAAGTAGGAGCATCTAATATATTGCCAACAGATATGAAATATGATAACATTAAAGAACAAGTTTCTAAAAAAGTTGATGCTAATATATTAAGAGAATTTTCTTATCATGGATTAAACATTTTTAACCCTGTAAATACAACATCACAAAAATTAATATTTAATAATACAGATAAACCTTTTTCAAAAATTTCTACATGGCTTGGTCCTGGATTTTTTGAAAGATTACTTAATAAAATGTTTTCATATAATAATTTACTATTAAATAGTATTGGAACATTCTTAAATGGATGGAATGAAAATATTCTTATCATGATATCCGCAACATTTTATCCAATTATTTTTGTAATATATTTTATATTTAATTGGATTTTCTTGTTTATTGATCAATTTTCCGAATTTGCTATTACATTAGGTGATTTTTTTTGGTTACCACCTGCATTTTGTTATTTAATCGAATTTTGCATTTGCATACCTTTAATTGCCATTTTTTCAGTAATAGCATCATTTATTTCGATGTTTACAGTTTTATATAGCTTAATTATTGTTCCTTTTGGATTTACAACATATAATATTCAAGGCGACACACGAAATAATGGGTTTAAAAGATTCTTTATTGACTTTTTTAAATATAAAACAGTATTTATGACAGCATTATTTATCTTTTTAACAATTTCAAATGTTTTAACTAATCTTGGCTTGGTATATGCTCTATTATTTTTATTTGTAACTTTTATAAGCATAATAGTTTTTAACATATTACAAACATATATTAATACTGATGATGACAGTCAAACAGCGGGATTATTACCAACTGGATTATTATTTGGATTAGCTGGAGGTAAAAAATTACATATTGTTTAATTTAAGTAATTTAATATATTATATATTAAATACATTTCTATTTATTTTATTTAATGAGCAATAAAATAAATTTTCCATTTGTTAGTTTATGCACTCCAACATTCAATAGAAGACCTTTCATTCCTTACGCAATTAAATGTTTTTTACATCAGGATTATCCAAAAGAATGCATCGAATGGATTATTGTAGATGATGGAACCGACAAAGTCGAAGATTTGTTTATTGATATGCCTGGTGTCAAATATTTTTTTAGTGAAGACAAAATGTTACTTGGAAAAAAACGTAACTTTATGCATAGCAAATGTAGCGGAGACATAATTATCTACATGGACGACGACGATTACTATCCACCAACTAGAATTTCACATGCAGTACAAACTCTTTTAAATAATCCGGAATATTTAATTGCTGGATCATCTGAAATGCATATATATTTTGAATCACTAAAATCGGTATATCAATGTGGACCATATAAACAAAACCATTCAACTGCTGCAACATTTGCATTTAGAAAAGAATTATTAAAACAAACTAAATTTGAAGATAAAGATTCTATGTCAGAGGAATTTAAATTTTTAAAAGGTTATACAATACCTTTAATACAATTGGACCCAATTCAAACTATATTAGTTTTTTCTCATAATCATAATTCATTAAACAAAGAAAAATTATTAGAAAAACCTGAACAGTTTAAAATTAAACTATCATCATATAATGTAAGTGATTTTATTAAAGAACCTGAATTAGAAAATTTTTATAAATATAATATGAATAATTTGTTAGAACATTATGAACCTGGAAGACCCGAAAATAAACCTATTATTTTATCTGATATTAAAAAGGCCGAAGAAAAGAGAGAACAAAAATTAAAAGAAATAGCTGAAAGACAAAAGATTATTGATAGTTTAAAAAATATAGGAAATGAAACACAAAAAGAAAAAATTTCAACCGATATTTCACAATTAAAGAAATCATATGAAAAGAAACTAGAAGATAAAAATCTATTAATAAATGAACTATTTAAAAAAGTCCGTCTTTTAACTGAAGAAAATAATGCACTTAAAAATAAACTTCAAGAAATGACTTAAAGACAAGAAATCTTATAATGTATATAATACAAATGTACGAAGATGATCGTTTTAACCCCGCCTACAACGTCGATGTTAATGAACTAGACGAATTGGATAAAAAGAAGTCTGCTGATCGATTGTTGAGATCAACTGATATCAATTATGCCCGTTGTAGAAAGGATATTATGAAGGAATTTACCAAGAAAAATGGAGAAGTTGTTAAGGTTCTAAAACCTGTTTATTATGATTTGTATGGCAGTGGAGATATAGGATGTCATATTCGTCATGCAATTACTGGATTTAGAACACCTCATCTAGTTGGAACAAAGGATGAAGATCTATACTTTGTAGTATCAGATGTAAGAGGAGTAACAAAGAATCAACAACCTTTGATTCTTTTCTTTGATTCTCCTGAACAATATGAAAAGCATTGTTATGCTACTGTGTCTGATGCTATTAAGTATACATGGCAACAAAAACATATGGCTGCACTAAAAGCGCAACAATAGATTTTTTATAGTTATTTTATTTTATTTCATTCTATTTCATTATGCATTTTTACTATAATTTTTATTATTATAGTAAAATACTTTTATTTCCTATTTATATATCATCATCATTATCAACAACAATATCAACCGTTTCTGGCGCATCAACTTTAATATACTTATCTAAATAACGGTATATACGATTTATATCAAGCTTAGTTATATTATAATTTTCAAATATTGCACTTATATTTGCATCAGATAATAAATTTTTATTTCTTAAATCTAAAAAAAATGCAAACATATCTGTTTTATCCATACCTAATTCTTGACATAAATTTTGAATAAAAAGTGAATTATTATATTCTGTTGAATATTTTGTTAACACCTTTGTAAAACGTACTTCCCCTTGATTATATTTTGGTTTTTTTACAAATGAATCATGATATAATTTATTATTCTTAAATGTTTTTATCAATGAACTCATTTCATTAAATTGCCATATTTGTTTTTGAAATGTAATACGATCTATATAATCAGCAAAACACATATTATCTAATATATTACAATAAAATGGTATTGCTTGTTCCTTACTAACTTTTCCTAATACATCAATTATATTCTCATGCCATAATAAACCAACAATTGTTCTATCTGTTTCATTCATTATTGTTAAATGCTCGTCTATCGAATAATTATCATTTATAAGCTTTTTCGTTATTTTTCTTGTATCATCATTATATGATTTCATTAAAAATATATTTTGTATTATATCATTGTTCAAAATATTTTCC